AATCAATTATATTCATATGGTGCGGTATATGGAACTACTTTCATAGATTCTAATGATAATAATTATTATGTAGATCCAAATGGTGTTTCATATGTAAATGATTTCAGACCTAATTTTATCTATGATCGTAAAGATCCTAATTGGTATGTTAATCCATCTCAGACATCAAGATTAAACCAATTACTACTTGGTGGTAATTTAGTAATGAATAATAGTGCACCAACCTTGTATTTCCAAGATACTGATGGCTATTCTGCCATGTTACATAATAATAGTAACTTGCTTTATGTTCTACGTGGTGGTGTTAATACTACTTCTTGGAATACAGTTGGTCCAAGTTATTGGTGGCCAACTGTTTGGGATTTAACAAATAATAATTGTACATTTGGTGGTAACTTAACAGTTGCTTATGATGTAACAGCATTTGCTTCTGATGGTAGATTGAAAGAAAACATCAAAGAAATTCCAAATGCCATTGAAAAAATTAAAAAGATCAGAGGTGTTACTTTTGATTGGAATGAAAAAGCTGATAGTCTTGGGTTTACACCAGAAAGAAAACTAGATGAAGTTGGTGTTATTGCTCAAGAAATAGAAGAAGTATTACCACAAGTTATAGCATTGGCTCCATTTGATAAATGGTTGCCTGAACCAGACAAAAAATATACTGATGAAGAACTAAAGAAAACTGGAACTTCTAGATCTGGCGAAAACTATAAAACTGTTAAATACGAAAAAATAGTTCCATTGCTTATTCAGGCAATAAAAGAACAACAAACACAAATTGAAGAGCTTAAACAAGAAATAGAGGAAATTAAAAAATGTCATTAACATATACTTGGAAAATTACTGGAATCAAAACAGATACCAGAGGTGTTTTTGAAGGAGTTGTTGTTCATACTTATTGGCAGAAGATTGGTAAGGACGAAAGCGGTAATGAAGGAGTGTTTGAAGGTGTTACTCCTTTTGAACCAAAATTAGATCCATCAAATAAAAAAGATTTTATTCCTGCAGATAAGTTAGATGAATCAACTGTTCTTTCTTGGATCAAAAATTCAGTTGCTGGTGATTATGAAAAACATATTGATGAAAGAATTCAGTCACAGATTGATCATAAAAAGTCAACTATTTCTGAAATGCATTTACCTTGGGAAAAGAAATAATAGTATAAATGACATTACCTAGCTCTGGACCAATATCAATATCTCAAATATCTGCTATCACTCATGCCACTAATCTTGGGGATAGTACAAATAGATTTTTGGCTGGTGGTAGAACAAATATGGGTTCGTTTCTTGGAAAACCAAATCCAGGCGGGTTTGATTTTAATTCTCCACCATATGCAGTAAATACTTGGTATACATTTATATGTCCAGCATACAAATATTTTTATGTAGTTGTTAATGGTGCTGGAGGTGGCGGCGGTGGTGGTGATAACCACAACATATATGGTCTTGGAAATAGTGGTTACAATGGCGGTCCTGGTAGTGCTTCATATTTTAATTTTCCTGGATACGAAGCACATGGATATGGTGGTGCTGGAGGTGGTGGTAGTGCTGATTTTGCTACTGCTCCTGGTGGTGGTGCAGACGCCACAGGAGGATATGCTACTTTACAAACAGGAGTAGCTGGTAATGGTGGAGCAGCTGGAGCACCACAACAAGGTGGTCATTGGGGAGGTTATGGTGGTGCTGGTGGTCAAGCTGCCGCAAACTTTACTTTTCGTGAAACACCATATTATCCTCCATGGGGTTCAACAATTAGTGTTTTAATTGGTAGAGGCGGTGATGCCGCACCACAAAATGCTGGTCCTGGTGGAAATGGCAGAGTATATGGTAATTGGAGTTAATTATGGATCTTTATATTCAAATAAAAAATAATGAACCTTTTGAACATCCAATTACTGATTGGAATATGAAAATGATATTTCCAAACCTTGATCCAGAAAATCCACCAGAAGGATTTGCCAGATTTCATAGAGAACCACATCCTGAATTAACTTTTTTTCAAATTGTCGATAAGGTAACTTATGAGTTAAGTAACTATTATACTGATCTTTATAAGACAAAAACTTGGACTGATGTATACCATATCAGAGACAAAACACAAGAAGAGTTAAATATTAAAGAAGAAGAAATTATTGATGCTCCTCCAAAACCAGATGATGGTAAAGAATATTTTTGGGTTGATGAAATTAAGAAATGGGTTGAATATGATGCATATGAAAAAGTATTCGGTAATTTTTTAAGAAAAAACAATCTAAAATATGGTGAATATGATATGGGTGCACTAGATACATTAACAGAAGCTCAAAAGAAAGAATTTAAAAAACTTATTGAAAAATATGTTAAAATTACTAATAGTAAGTGGTAAGTTATAAATGGAACTTTTTGATCCTCAGTTAAATGATTGGTTATTAAATAAATTTTTCATATATAAAAAACTTAGAAATTTAGATCAAGCTTACTATAGTGAAAAATATAATCTATATGTAATTACCAGATATAAAGATGTTTTATATATACTTAATAATCCTGAAATATTTTCATCATCAAAAGGTAATTTACTTTTAGAAGATTCTTCTAGATTTGGTAATACTTTAGGTGCTAGTGATAATCCTATTCATAATGAATATAAAGATATGGTTAAAAATGCATATAGTAAAGATAATATAAAAAGAGTATCAAAATTATTTTCAGAAAAAGCAAAAGAATATTTTGACAATAAAAAAGAATTAAATATTTCAGAAATAACAGAAGAATTATCAGCATGGGTTGGTGCTGAAATTATGAATTTTCCTTTATATAAACCATATATAAAAGATATAATAATTGAATCACAAAAACACAGTCCGTTTTCTGTTTCAAAAGATCATGTAGAAAATTATGAAGAAAAATATAATCTAATATTATCTAAGTATAAAAAATTAGTAAAAACAATAAGAAATAGAATACCAGCAACTGGCCCTGGTATATATAAAGAATATATAGAAAATTCTTTGAAAAAAACATACACGAATGATGATAGTTCTTTGTATTTGGGTGGACCCATGCTTTCTGGTACAGGTTCATTAATTGCTGCATTACAATTCTTAACATTAGATTTATACAGAGAAAATCAATTAGATTTATTAATATCTGATAGATCATTGATTCAATTAGCAGTAAATGAATCTTTAAGATTTAGTACATCAACTGGAAGATTTCTAAGAACTGCTATTAAAGAATGTAATATACATGGAATTCAATTAAATCCTGGTGATAGAGTGGCTGTTTGTTTAGATTCTGCTAATAGAGATCCAGACAAATTTACAGATCCAGATAAATTTGATATTTTCAGAGACAACTCATCTCATCTAGCATGGGGTCATGGCGTTCATTCTTGTATTGCTCTTGCAATATCTAAAGCAATAATGACTTCTTATATAGAAATATTGTTGGATAAAGTAGGAAAATATGAAATTTTAACAAAAAATGATGATTTAGAATATAAAATTTCTGGATCAGGAACAACTGATATTATTAAAAATATTATTATAAAGAAACACTAAATACTAATAAAATCAATTGGGGAAAGTAAATGATTCCAGTAGACAGAGCATCATTCAAGGAATACTGCCTAAGAAGATTGGGTAAACCTTTAAATGAAATCAATATTGATGACGATCAGTTAGATGATCGTATTGATGATGCTTTGCAATATTTTTGGGATTATCATTTCTCAGGTTCTGAAAAGACCTATTATAAGTATCCAATAACGTCCGAAGACAAAGTTAATAGATATATTACTATGCCAAATAACATAATTGGTGTTGTAAATATCTTTGAAATTGGTCAGGCTCTTAATACAAATAACCTATTCAATATTCGTTATCAGATTGCGCTTAATGATCTTTATACTCTTACTTCAGTTTCTATGGTGCCTTATTATATGGCACTTCAGCATGTTCAGTTTCTGGAACAGATGTTGGTTGGAAAACAACCATTAAGATATAATCGTTATGTTAATAAACTTTATATTGATATGGATTGGAATATAGTTAATGAAGGTGATTATATTATTGTTGAAGCATATCAAGTTGTTGATCCAGAAGTTTATATCAAAGTATGGACTGATCGTTGGTTAGCTAGATACGCTACTTGTTTGATTAAACAACAATATGGGACCAATTTGAAAAAATATGGTTCAATGCCTCTTCCTGGTGGTATTACTTTTAATGGTCAGAAAATATACGATGAAGCCACTGATGAAAGAGCAGAATTAGAAAAAGAAATGATTCGAAGCTACAGTTTACCGGTAACTGATTTTCTGGGATGATAGATAGTTAAAGAAATATGGGCAAAAAGAAAAGCTGGTATAATGCCAATGCCAAATTATGATAAATAAATAAAAACATTAATCTAGGAATCATAAATTGGCAACTTCGGTATTTTTCAACAACGTAGGTGCTTCTCAAGAGCAAGAATTATTAAATTCTTTAATTATGGAATCAATTCGTATTTACGGAATTGATTGCTGGTATATACCTAGAAAATTAAATAATTTTGACCAAATTTACGGTGCCGACGACCAATCGTCCTATGAACAGGCAATTCTTTTTGAGATGTATATAGAATCTTTTGATGGATTTAAAGGTGATGGTAATTTCATGTCTAAGTTTGGCATTGAGATTAGAGATCAAGTAACCTTTGCCTTCGCAATGAGAGTATTTGATGACGAAGTTTCTACTATAACAACACAACCACGACCAAATGAAGGCGATTTAATTTACTACCCATTAAATAAAAAATGTTTTCAAATTAAATATGTGGAAAAATTTGAAATGCACTACCCTTTGGGAAAATTATATTTATGGCGTATAAATACAGAATTATTCGAATATTCTAATGAAAGAATTTCAACTGGTATTCCTGAAATTGATTCTCTTCAAAAGAAATTTGATATTAATGCAATTGATTGGACATTAAAAACAGAGCTTGATGAAATGATTCTAACAGAAGACAGTGATTATATTGTACTTGAGGGTTCTACAACAAGCGATCTAATTCCTGGTGATGACTCAGAAGAAATACAAAAAGAATCAGATATATTTGTTGACTTCTCTATTTCAGATCCATTTAGTTTAGGTAATATATAATGTTTGGACAAACTTGGTATTTTGATACAATAAGAAAATATGTAATTTTAGTTGGAACACTTTTCAACGATATACGTATTACAAAAACAGATAAAACAGGAAAAGAAATATCTTTAGTTCGTGTGCCAATTACATATGGTCCAAAAGATAAAATGCTTGCACGTGTTTTTCAAGATCCAAATATTGATAGACCAACAGCAACTATGCCATTACCTATGATTTCATTTGAAATTGGTAAAATGGCATATGATGGTTCAAGAAAATTACCAACAACTGGAAGAATAGCAGTTAAAAGTGATGTTTTAACTGAAAAATCAAAATTCAGATATCAATACAACCCAGTACCATATAATATAGATTTTAAAGTTTTTGTTTATGCTAAAAACGTTGAAGATGGTACTAAAATTATTGAACAAGTTTTACCATTTTTTACTCCTGACTGGACAACAAGAGTTAAATTAATTCCAGAGATGGAAGTAATTATGGATATTCCAGTTATATTAAATAACATAGACTATGCTGATAGTTATGCTGGTGAACTTGATAAAAGAAGACAAATTATATGGACACTTGATTTAACTGTTAAAGGTTATCTATATGGTCCAATTAAGAAAACAGGTATTATTAAATTCGTTAATGTTGACTTCTTTATACCAGAAGTTCCTGATGGCCAGTTACCAGATGCAGTAGGAAACACTGCAATGGCAGCTAAAATTACAATTCAACCAGGAATTGATGCTAATACAGGAGCACCAATAAATTATTATGGTGCACCAAACAATAATATTAATACTGTTCCATATCAAGAAATAGAAGCATCAGACGATTTTGGATACATAACAGAAATTTATGATATATCAACAAACGGTGAATAAATGAGTGATGAAAATGATGACGATCATATTGGAAAGGCTTTAGGTCTTGATCCAATAGAAAAAAAAATTGATATCTTAGATAAAATGCTTGTGGATTCTCATGATGATTCAGCATCAAAAGATTTTGAAACAGCAAGAGCAAATTTTCATGAAATGATTGAAGACGGTAAAGAGGCTATGTTTAAATTGGCTGAAATTGCATCTTCATCACAACATCCACGTGCATTTGAAGTTTATGCTAAGTTAATGGATACTATGTTAAATGCAAACGAACGCTTATTAGATTTACAAGAAAAAATACGTGAAATTAAACATGCTGATTCACCAATAAACGAAAAAGCTAAAAGCGTTACAAATAATTTGTTTGTTGGAAGTACAGCAGAATTACAAAAAATGATTAAGGATATTAATAGTAAAGATGGATGATATTGATATTGATGTAAAAGGATATTTAGGAAATCCACTTTTAAAAAAATCAAATCAGTCTATTGAATGGACTCCTGAA